CAAGCAGGAGACAGGGTACTGGTTAAAGACCAAACAAATGCATACGACAACGGTGTATATGTTGCATCTGCCAGTACATGGACTCGATCTACTGATTTAGATTCCAGTGCTGAAATGGTAACAGGTGTATACATGCCAGTACTATACGGAAGTATCTATAGTGCTTATAGTTTTGTGCTAACAACGCCGGCTCCAATTATACTAGGAACAACAAACCTTTCATTTGGTATATTCCTAAGTGCTCCTACTGTATCAGCCGGCGCAGGCCTTACTAAAAATTATAGTGAAATAAATGTCGGAACAGCAAGTTCGAGTAGAATTGTAGTAAATGCGGATAATATTGATTTAGCAACTACAGGAGTTAGTGCAGGAACATATAACACAGTAACCGTTGACGCATACGGTAGAGTTAACACAGCATCAAACGCCGCATACCTATTAGGAAATCAAACAATAACACTTACTGGTGACATTAGCGGCTCGGGTTCTACTAGTATTGCTACTGTATTAGGTATAACCGGTGTTACCGCTGGCACATACGGAGATGCAACCAGCGTCCCAAGATTTACGGTATCTCCACAAGGTAGAATTACAGCAGTAACTAATACAAATATAACTTACCCTGTTACTACAGTGGCAGGCAAATCTGGTGCAGTAGTGTTAACAAGCAGTGACGTTAGCTTAGGCAATGTAGTAAACAGTTTACAAGTTATCAACGCAGGAAATACGCCAAGCATTGCACAAGGCGCGGCGAGTACTCGTCCATTGTTTGGATCAGCTGGCCGACTATGGTATAGCACTGATATTAAATCGTTGTATAGAGATAATGGAACAGGCTGGGATTTAATACAGCCAGCAATCACAGGAGATATCGCGGTTGCCGCAGGCGGAACGTCAGCAGTACTGGCTACAGTTAATTCCAATATTGGATCGTTTAATACAGTAACAGTCAACGCCAAAGGACTGGTAACAGGAGCAAGTAATACAGCATACATTACAGGTAACCAATTAATTACAGTAACAGGTGATGCCACTGGTAGCGGCTCAACAGGTATTAGTTTAGTACTAGCAGATGTAAACACTACCATTGGCCAATTTGGTACTACTACATCTGTTCCACAATTAACAGTTAACAGTAAAGGTTTAGTAACACAAGTTGGAAATTTATCAATAGCATATCCGGTATCAAGTGTAGCTGGCCGAACAGGTGCAGTTACATTAGCTAAAGCAGATGTTGGCCTAGGCAATGTAGCAAACAGCCTGCAGGTTATTAATGCAGGAAATGCAGTTAGTGTAGCAGTAGACACTACAGTTAATCGCCCAGCGGCTGGTACTCTTGGACGAATATTTATTGATACTACTGTTAACACATTATATAGAGATACTGGTTCAACATGGCAAGTGATTCAACCCGCCATTACCGGGGACATTACAATTAGTGCTGGCGGCACATCGGCTACTCTTGCGGCTTCTGGAGTTAGTTCCGGAACATATAATACTGTAACTGTAGATACCAAAGGCAGGGTAACAGCTGGATCAAATACATCATACTTAACAGGTAACCAAACTGTTACTCTTAGCGGAGATGTAACTGGTAGCGGTAGTACAAGCATAACATCCACTTTATCAGCCACTGGTGTTAGTGCGGGAACATACAATAGTGTAACCGTTGATACTAAAGGACGAGTTATAAGTGGTAGCATAGTTTCTGTAACAGAAACTAGTACATTAGAAAACGTAGTAAGCCGCGGCGCAACATCTACGTATGCAATATCAATAACCAATGGCACAGCCTCTACTAGTACTATAACAGGTGCATTAAAAGTAAGCGGCGGCGTTGGCATTGGCGGTAATTTATGGGTAGGCGGAACAGTAAACGGTAGCGGATCTGGATTGACCAGTGTTAATGCATCTACAATAACTGCATCTGACTATTCTACTAATACAGCATTGTATCCAGTGTGGGCAACAGCAGAAGGCGCTGGCACAAAAACGTTAGGAGTTGCAACCAGCATATCGTTTAATTCAAATGCGGGATCATTATCATTGGTTAACTCATTAACAGTGACAGGTAGTGCTGTTACTAGTATTGTTCCTTCATCATTTACAGATGCCACTGAGTCGTCTAGTACCACCACTGGAGCATTAAAAGTCACAGGAGGTGTAGGTGTTGCCAAGAATTTATATGTTGGCGGCAATACAGTTATAACAGGTAACTTAACAGTTAATGGAACTACTACTACCTTAAACACAGCAACATTAAGTGTAGCAGATAATATTGTTACATTAAACAGTGATTATACCAGTGGTGTACCTTCAGAAAATGCAGGCATTGAAGTTCGCCGCGGAGCGCAGGCAACAACTGCATTGCGTTGGTTAGAACAAGGGTCTAGCGGCAAATGGCAACTAACCAATGACGGAACTACATATTCGGATATTAGATTTGGCTCAGCATTAATTAATATTGCCACTGAAACAACAGGTAATTATGTAGCCGGCATAACCGCAGGAACAGCAATATCTGTGACAGGTAGTGGATCAAACGGAGCAACTGTTACAATTAATAATACAGGTGTAACAAGTAACGTTGCAGGCACAGGTATCACAGTAAGTGGTGCAACGGGTGCAGTTACTATTACTAACTCAGGTGTTACTAGTATTACTGCAACAACTCCAATCGTAGCATCTGCGGCCAGCGGCGCCATAACATTGACACATGCTAACAGCGGCGCAAGCGCCGGAACATATGGATCAGGCACCGCTATTCCAGTAATTGCAGTCAACGCATCAGGCCACATCACTGGTTTAAGTACAACCGCAGTGACAGCATTAACCACAGTACAAGCAGTAGACAGTGATTCTGGATATTCTTGGAGCGCAACTGGAACAAGTGCGGCTGGCACTAACTTACGTATGATTAGTGGTTCAGGGATAGATGTTGACGTTGATACTGCTAACGTAGCACTACGTGTAACGAATACAGATAAAGGATCATCACAAAGTATCTTTAAGAACATTGCAGATAGTGGTGGTACTACACAGTTTAGCGCAGGGTCTAACAGTGATTCGTTACGTTTTGCGGCATCTGGTATTGCCGGTGTTAGTTTTAATTCTGGCACCAAAACAGTAACAATAAGTGCAACTGAATCAGATACATTAAGTAGCGTAACAGGCCGCGGCAATAGTACTGGCTCGGCAATTAGCATTACCAATGCAACTGCGGCATCTAGTACATCAACAGGTGCATTAGTTTTAGCAGGAGGAGTAGGAGCTCAGGCATATAGCTACTTTGCTGGACTGGGATCAACCGCTAAAATTACACCACGTATGACTGGTGTAAGTCTGGGTACTGGTAATAGTGGTCAGCTTGAAATTAACAACGCAGGCAGTGGAGCATGTAATATTACTTTCCATAGGGAAGGAGTATACGGCGCCCACTTTGGTTTAGACACTGATAATTGGTTTAGCACATTCGGATGGAGCGCAGGTTCCGGCTATACTAATATGCGCCATGGCGCATTAGATGCACGTGGTGATGTTACCAGTACTGGTGAGATTACTGCGTATTCTGATATCAGATTAAAAACAAATATCGAATTAATTCCTGACGCACTGGGCAAAGTATTACAGTTACGTGGAGTAACATTTACACGTATTGATTCTGGAATACATGCTACAGGATTGATAGCACAAGAAGTACAAAAAGTATTACCACAAGCAGTTAAAGAAGCACCAGAAGGTGACATTTTAACAGTTAACTATGGAAGTATGGTTGGTCTGTTAGTTGAAAGTATTAAAGAACTTAAATCTGAATTAGACGCAGTAAAAGCTGAATTAGCAGAATTACGCGGCAAGTGAACGGCAAGCTAAAAACTTGCCTTTCCATCGTCTTACCTTAGGCATCCAATACAATGCCGCGCCTTCGTATTCACTATACTGAGAAAGGTGTTGACAACGAGCAAAATCGTTGTCGCAGGCTTCCATTAAATCTTCTCGAAAGGCGTCATCATAAATTAATTGACGGCTAACTGCATTATAAGACTCAGTAGTAAAACAATGTGCCACTTCAAAGTACCAGCGTTGAACGTAACTAATATTGTCTTGGTATAGTCGATTAAGGTAGGGATTGAAAAAACGTTTGTTCCAGCAGTGAACAAGTTCTATGCTTTTGAGTTCAACAAACTTATACTGAGGTTCTGGTAGTTTGATGAAAGGAAAGGGTATTACTTCGGCTGTCATTTTCGTTTGTTCTTATATGTGTAATCATTGCATCAAGTTTATTTCGGAAACTCTTACTTAATAAAAGTGACCTAGCACCTTGATGTAATGGCTTAGGCCAAAAGCCTAAATTAACCCAGCAGTAACCTGCACTCTCATGATTAATAGTAGGGATAAATTCTTCTTGTACAACACAACAAAAACTGTCATATATGAATCCATTGTCTTTGCTACGATACTGGTGCAATGGATATACTTTTAAAAGATCAGGAACAAATCCTATTTCTTCTTGTATCTCACGCATTAATGTTTGACTTGGACGTTCGTTATTTTCTTTTTTACCACCCCATAAACTCCATGTTAGCGGAAAGCTACAGTCAATGCTACGTAACTGCATTAATATTCTATTTGTTTCTATGCTATAAAATATAGCACCAGTAGCATTTATCACCTTCACAAATATAATCTCCAATAGCCTTCTCGGTATATTCCTTGATATACATCAATCCATTGATTATCGACCCATTTGTATTTTAACATAGTGTTTGCATTTGTGACAATATTTAGTGCAGTAACAGCTGACGCATCAAATACTACATTCCATTGATTACCATCAAATTCTATTATATCATTTTCATCTGCTTGTAGATTCGTCCATTCAGGAACCAGCGGCAATGATGCAACTAGTAAATATCGTTGATGTATTGCGGCATGAGGCAGATTACCGGCTCCCGGCGCATTTTTAGCAGGATCAATAATGCCATTCACCATTGATATAGTATTAGCAGGTAATGTAGTTTGATCAATACTAAAATGTAATCGCGTAGTATCATTTTCGTCATATACAATAGTACCAATGATGTCGTCATCTTTCCACCCTGGACTTGGCACATCAGGTGGCCTTAATCTTAACTGACTAACTCCGGGCCTTAACTCGCCATAAGGTTTTAACTCATTTAACCAATCCAATGCAGTAGATGGATTGTGTTCAGTTTCTCCGTTTAACAACAAATATACTTTATCACCATCAACTTCGATTCTTCTGTTTTCGAATGTTAATACAATGTATTGTTTTGCTTCGTCTGTTGAAAATGTTTCTTTAAAGTTATCTAAATTAAACTCTGTACTAGCAGTACTAATACTACCAATAACATTATAAATTAACACTTGACGTTTAACCTTAGCTGGCGGATTAATCCAAATTGGCATTGTAAACGTTGCAGTAGCAAAGTCAATTTGCTCATCATTGCCAACAGGCAAACTTCGGTTACTCCATGATATTGAAGTCATTTCAACATAGGTTAATGCACTCCAGTCGAATACATTTCCACTGCTTCTAATATTAACGCTGGGATTAAACATTACTGCAAGTTGTTCTAATATTTGCATTTTTTGATCAGTATTGGAAGTAGCAATATCAACTGCAACTTCTATATCATAGGGAACAGGCATGTATCTTTCAATAGTATAAGTGTCACCCGATTCGTTGTCATATTGTCCTGTATTTTGATTATACTTCTTTTCAAATACTTGAACCTTGTCTTGAAACGTTGGATTGTTTCGTCGGCCTGCACTCATGTTAAAAGAGTTAATATGTACACTCATTATTGGTAGCGTGTTTAATGTGTTCTCACTATTGTTAGACATAATATGAGCGACCATTCGACTAACATCTCCGTATCGAACTGGAACACGTTGAAAGATTTCAGTGCCGTCTTTATCGACGCCCATCCTAACGCTTAGGCCTGCAAACAATCTTATAAATTGTTCCAAGTATCTTTTTATCTGTTGGTCATAAAAGAATTGATTCATTAATTATCTGCCTTGGGTTTTTTTCTATTAACAACAATTTTACTAAGTGCTTGTTTCTCATCGAATTCTCTCTTACCGATAGCAGTAAGATTTTCATTATTAATGAATCCACCAGCATTAATTGTTCTACTAGTCCATGTGCTGGTATCGGTATTATCTAATAGTCGATGCCAACGTTTACCTCTGTATTGAAATAAACGATTAGGTTTGAAGTCATTTCTAATGTACATGTCACCTTGATTAGGCTCAAGAGGGAAACTCTCTCCAATTGGTACTGGGTCTCCTGGATTCCACGAATGCCCTTCTTCTGCATAGTTAACCAAATGTTGTGTAAGCGGGCTAACTGTTGGACTATTACTTTCTGCTTCTGCAACAACTGCGTCAGTGATATCTAACAAAGTAGATAGTGCTCCTTGTTGTGAGCTAATACTGGTTGGATCATTGGGATCTCCAAGTATGCCTTTAAATTCTTGACTATCTGTTAACGGTACACATTTTACACGCCATATGTGCGGATACCATGTGGGACTATATCCTTCTTGTCCTTTAGATGCATCTTGTACTACATAAAATTTTCTAACAGGATCCTTGCTCATATCTAACGCAGTGTCATCCAATTGATGAGGAAGCTCTAACACATCGCCAGCCATTAACTTTCTGCCCATTCGGGTAATCATATCGTTAATATGAAAACTAATAAAAACAGTATCGGTTTGCAAGAACAAACCAAACTGGCTCAAATCAAAATCAGACTCACTGATTTGATATACTCCGCGCAATTCGTAGACATCAGGATCATATTTACGATCTCTATTTTCTAAGAATACAATATCCTGTATTGTAATTTCAGGCAAATCCTTGTCTTTTATTTTGTCGTCACTGACGTCAGGCCCCAAGTATTTGTGTACATATACTCCAGTACCGCCGTGTTCGAACTGAGCCTTAACTTGCCCATCTATAAAATAAAAGTCCTTACCTTTTTGTGGTTTCCAAAGCGACAAACGTGCCATTACGTATCCTAATAGTAGTATTTATGGATTTGACAGTTTAATATTTTTCTGCTATAATATAACACATGGAAATTAGAACGAGCTTGGACTGGGCAGAAGTTAGTAGCGAACTGAGAACTATTGGAAATAAAGCCCACCGTGACCCAAAATTAAACAAATTACTTAATAACATAGGTGAAATGGTTAGGGTTGCATCTAACATGGAAATTGAAATCAGACGTAAACAATCGATTCCGAGTAAGTATACAGACTTAATAGCCAAAATTAATGAAGAGATCCAAAATTTGGAAATGTTATTACTAATGGCTACTTTGGCAAAATAATTGACAAGTAAATCAATTTATTGTATAATACACTTTTATATGGAGAATTCACATGGCTAGAAAACCGGTAGACAAATCAGGCCTCCCCAAACAGTTACACGCCAGAGCCGGCGATTCTAAGTTTGTGGGCGACGAGCCAATGTGGACTGATATCACAATTACTGCCGCCAATCGCCGTATTAAATTGATGCAAGCATTAAATTGGTACAATTACAATTGTGATGCAAAGCAGAGCAACGAATTTGTAGTGCAGTTTATTGCAAAGTATCCTAAACGTAAAAAACAAGCAGAAGCATTAAAAAATGCTTCTGGCATTCCTACTACATACGGTTGGATATGCCGTATGGTTCTAATGGGATATACTCCATTGTATTCGGAACTAAAGCGTGTAATTAAAGTTATAGATTCTGCATTGCCCGAAGAAGCAAAAGAAAAGAATACAAAAAAAGAAGCAGAAGTATGGAAGCCTAATATCCAAGATAGACTTCGAGAAATGATGCACGATTGTGCAGGAGAGATTGAAGGTAGCATTGACGACTTTGTACTCAGCGGATGTAAAGAAGATAAAATTGGAGCATTCCAAACATTAAAAAAGCACAATGTACCGCAGGTGCAAGCTGGCAAGATGATTGCTATGTTCCAACCGCAGGTTTTGGAAATGGAAGAATTGCTAACTGGTAAAGATGCACAATTAGTAGAAGGCTACAGTAATTTTACTAAAGCTCAACAAAAAGCCCTGCTCAAAGCATACACTCTGATAATTAAAGATCTTGAAAGTTATGTTAACACTAAAAAGGTAACACGTAAGCCTAGGCTTGCTAAACCAAAGAGTGCAGAAAAAATAACAGCAAAAGTAAAATTTAAGAAAGAAGATCAACAACTAAAAGTAGTTTCAGCACAGCCCACACAGATTATCGGGGCAGGCGAAGTTTGGGTATTCAATACTAAAACACGTAAACTAGGATCTTATGTTGCAGATAGTTTGCATGGACCATTGGGAATTAAAGGTACCAGTATCACTGGATTTGATCCGTTGCTAAGTGTTCAAAAAACAATGCGTAAACCTGCTGAGCAAGTTAAAGAATTTATGGGGATGAGTAAAGCCGGCGCTAAAAAATGGCTTAAAGGTGTGCGTAGCGTCGACACTAAACTTAACGGCCGTTTAGGTGAAGATATACTAATACTTAAAGCATTCAAATAACTCTCAACGAGCCATAAATAGTGTAGATAAGGATACATTATGGCCGAAAGAGATAAACTCATCAGTGAAATTGAACGCCGCCTAGGCGGCAGTATGGTTGACGTTGAGCTAGACAGGGAAGACTACGATTTATGTATAGACAAAGCACTTGCCAAATACAGGCAACGTAGTAGTCGTGCAGTAGAAGAATCATTTATTGTCTTGGACCTGACACCAGGGGAAAGTCATTATATACTTCCTACAGAAGTTCAAGAAGTCCGAGTAGTATATCGTCGTGTTGCCGGCGGCATAGGCACAGGAGGGCAAGACATAGAACCATTTGAAGCCGGTTTCCTAAATACCTACTTACTTAATAGTGGAAAAGCAGGCGGCTTATTAACGTTTGAACTATATAGTGATTACAGAAAAATGGTGGGAAAAATGTTTGGCGCCCATATGATGTTTAACTGGTATCCGCAACGTAGAGAATTATTGTTACATAGAAACGTCAGAGCAGAAGATAGTGTTATATTACATGTCTATATGCACAGACCAGAAGAATATCTATTAGACGATCCATATGGTGCACCGTGGCTTAAAGACTATTCACTGGCACAGGCCAAGTTAATTCTAGGACAAGCACGTAGCAAATTTGCACAGATAACAGGCCCGGGCGGCGGTACAACACTTAACGGCGATGCCTTAAAACAAGAAGCGCAGGCCGAAATTGAAAAACTCGAACTCGAATTGGTTCAATATATTGAAGGCGGTACTCCATATACATTTGTAATTGGATAATATATGCGAGCAAAAGAAATTTTAACAGAAAAAAAAGCAGTCAAACAAAGACTTGACCCGAAATGTTGGACAGGTAAACACAAAGAAGGCACTAAAATTAAAGGCGGAGTTCGTGTTAATAATTGTGTGCCCAATGAAAGTATCGAAGAACAGTTTGACCGTATTGAAGAAATGGTAGAAGCATTTGCTCTACATCACGGAGTTGATCCAGAAGTCATATGGGAAGACTTTGAATTGATAGATGATCATGAATTGTTAGACGAATCAGCGGCATGGCATCGTAAAGCAGGTAAGAACAAAAACGGCGGCCTCAATGCCAAAGGTGTTGCCAGTTACCGTAGAGAGAATCCTGGCTCAAAACTTCAAACAGCAGTTACTACCAAACCCAGCAAACTTAAAAAAGGTAGCAAAGCCGCTAAACGCCGTAAGAGTTTTTGTGCTAGAATGGGCGGCATGAAAGGTCCAATGAAAAAGGATAATGGTGAGCCAACACGCAAGGCTCTAGCACTTCGTAAATGGAATTGTTAAGGTTGACCTTATTGTACAAATAAGCTAAAATGCTCTGTAACAGGAGCATTTTTTATGATTATCGGAATTTGTGGTTTTATTGGGTCAGGCAAAGACACCATTGCAGACTATCTAGTTAACAGTCATGAATTTAGGCGTGAAAGTTTTGCAAATACATTAAAAGATGCTGTAAGCAAAGTATTTGGATGGGATCGAGAACTGTTAGAAGGCCGAACAAAACAAGCCCGCGAATGGCGTGAGCAAGTAGATCCATGGTGGGCAGAACGACTCGATACACCCACACTAACACCGCGTTGGGTCCTACAGTACTGGGGAACAGAAGTATGTCGCAAAGGTTTCCATGACGACATATGGATTGCTAGTTTAGAAAACAAATTACGCAACAGTACAGACCACATTGTTATCAGCGATTGTAGATTCCCCAATGAAATTAAATCTATTAGAAATGCTGGTGGCCTAGTTGTACGTGTAATCCGTGGCCCGGAACCAGAATGGTATCAAGATGCTATTAATTATAATGAAGGTCAAAAAAACATGTCATGGGCACTAAGTAGATCTTATTTAGAGAAATTAAAAATTCATGCCAGTGAAACTGCATGGGTAGGAACCAAGTTCGATGCAGTATTAGACAATAATGGCACATTAGATGAACTATTTTCACAGGTGCAACAACTGATGCAACCGAGATAGTAGTTTCTATGTCTTTTGCTAAATAAACGCTTCTAAATTAGCCGGTTTTCCCTTAGGTTACGATAAATATTTGGACATCCAAATATTTGGAACTTATAGAGGAAACCATAATATGGCAACATTAGTATCCCCAGGCGTAGCGGTAAGTGTTATTGACGAAAGTGCTTATGCAAGCGCCGGTCAAGGCACCGTGCCATTAATCATCCTGGCAACAGCAGAAAACAAAACAATTCCAGGCGGAACAGGACTGGCATCTAAGACTTTAGCATCAGCGGCTGGACAGCCTGTGTTATTAACAAGTCAAAGAGAATTAGCTCAATTATTTGGAACTCCAGAATTTAAGAGCTTAAACGGAACACCATTACATGGTAACGAATTAAATGAATATGGCCTATTAACTACTTACAGTTATTTGGGACTTGCTAATCGTGCTTATGTGCTACGTGCAAATGTTAACCTAGCACAATTAGAAGCTTCACACATTGAACCTGCGGGCCTACCATCTAATGGAACATATTGGTTGGATACCGCTGATTCAGTATGGGGAATCTTCGAAGCAATCGATAATAAATGGAATGCAATTACAGTTAATGTATTAGATACAGATGAAAACTTAACTCCAATGAACGTGCCCAATGTTGGTTACGGCGAAACTGGTGACTATGCAGTAGTAACTACTGCAACTAATAATAAGTTTTATAAAAAAACTGTAAATGGTTGGTCTAGGTTAAACACCACTGACTTATCTGCAGGCGAAGGCACACCATGCACAGTTACAGTTGCACCACACTATAGTGTACCTAGCGCGGCCAATAGTAAATCAGTATGGTTTAAGACTACAACTCCTAACAGAGGATTTTCTGCGGCCCTTAAACGCTACTCTAGTACTACTGGACAGTTTGTAAGTATTACAGTACATGTTTATGCAAACGATACCGATGCTGAAACTGGCTTTGGATCAGGACTAAGTTCCGGTAGCATATATGCTAAATCTACTTCTGCTAGTGCTGAATTTGAATTACGCAGATATTCCAATGGAACATGGGATACCTTAGTTTACGAAGCTGGATTAACTGAACCAGTTGGTCCTACTGTAGATGGTACATTATGGTACAATACAGATCTAATGGCTGACTTGTATGTTAAAACAGGTGGCGAGTGGAAACCAGTTCAAGGAGATGTAACTATTGATACTGCTGAGCCAGATAGCCCAGCGGCTAACGATATCTGGATTGATACAAATGACTTAGATCACTATCCTCAGATTAAAGTATATGATGGTAGTGCATGGGAGTTGCGTAATAGCGCAGACCAAACAACACCAGACGGCGTTATTTTTGCTGATTTAACTCCGCGTCCAGGAGATAACACTGGTACTGGTGGTAGTGCAGTTTCATATGATATAGATGAAACTCCAGATCCTGAAGTACATCCAGATGGTATGTTATTATGGAATAGCATGGTATCTACATACAACGTTAAACAGTACAATGCACTTGAAGGCCAATGGCATACAATTAGCGGCAATATTAGTGCAGGCCCATTGGCCGGTGCTCCATATATGGGCCGCAAAGCTCAACGTGCAGTTATTGTTCGTGCAATGCAAAAAGCAATTACAGAGAATCAAAAGATTCGCGAAGAAACAATGGCATTTACATTAATTGCGGCTCCTGGATATCCAGAGTTAATTGATGAAATGCTAACACTAAACGTTGACCGTAAAGAAACAGCGTTTGTTATTGTTGACAGTCCATTACGTCTGGCACCAGACGCACAAGGATGGGTTGATTGGGTAACTGGCGTTAATGCTGGTACTAACGGCGAAGATGGTATTATTACTAAGAGCTATGAAGCCGCAGTATACTATCCAAGCGTGTTGACCACAGACTTAAATGGTTATGACGTAGTTGCTCCTGCTAGTTACGCAGTATTGCGTACCTATGCATATAACGATAGCATCAGTTATCCATGGTTCGCACCAGCTGGTTTAACTCGTGGTGTTGTAACTAACTGTTCTAACTTTGGTTATGTTAATAACGAAGGCGAGTTTATGCCTGTTGCATTGAACAACGGACAACGTGATACATTGTATGCTAACAAGATGAATCCGTTAGTTAACTTCCCAGGTACAGGTCTAGTAGTATTCGGACAAAAGACTTTAAGTCCTATATCGTCTGCTTTAGATAGAGTTAACGTTGCTCGTTTAGTTGCTTACTTGCGTGAACGCTTTGATCCATTAGCTCGTCCGTTTATCTTCGAGCCAAATGACCAAGCTACACGTAGCAACGTTAAAACATTGTTTGATGGATTCCTACAAGATATTATGCAGAAGCGCGGTATATACGACTTCGTAGTAGTATGTGATTCTACAAACAATACACCTCATCGTATTGATGCTAACGAACTATGGATTGATATTGCTATTGAGCCAACTAAGGCCGCTGAATTTATCTACATCCCAGTCCGTATTGTTAATACAGGTGCATTACAATAAAAGAAAAAACACCCTAGGGATGGGGAGGCAGTGATGCCATTAAAAGCCAGGAGAAATCCTGGCTTTTTCTATATGTAGTTAATTTTTCATATCACTTTTGGCTAAATAACTGCATGTCCGTAAAGGAGTTATTATAACATGGCACAATTATCAAAATTTGGCGTACCTGGTGGCGATTCACCAATTTTAATGCCTAAATTAAAATATAGATTTCGAGTAGTATTCATTGGTGCTGGTAATGGTTTGTTGCCAGGCGTAAACACTTTTACGAGCCAAATTGTCAGCGTAGGCCGCCCACAGTTACAACATCAAACTACAGAGTTAGATGTTTATAACAGTAAGATCTATGTTGCAGGAAAGCACAGCTGGAGTCCAATTAGTATCACAGTTCGTGATGACATCAATAATGAGATTGCAAGTTTAATTGCCGCTCAAATGGGTCGTCAAATGGACCATGCAAATCAAAGCGGTCCATTGGCTGGTTCTAATTACAAATTCGGTTTGCTAATTCAAACGTTAGACGGTAGCCAAGATGAAACTGGTGTTATAGACACATGGTCAATTAATGGTTGTTTTATTAATGATTACCAGACTGGTGACTTAGATTATAGTTCTAGTGATGCAATGACATTGACTATTTCTATTACATACGACGCCGCAGATTATCACGTTGGTAACATTGTAATACCTAACTTACCAGGTCAGCTAGGCGAACTAGGCGGTGGTCCTGCTCTACGTACCGACAGCGATCTAGCTACCAACGGTTAATAGGTGGTAGTCGATGCCACGTAATCGCGACCCAGTTACGTATGTCAATTATGGAGTGGCGGATTCGAATTCGGATCCGAACCACGCTAATCAGCGTTCGCGTTTAGCGCAGGCACCCGGATCAGGTACGGATCCACATCACGCAAATCATTCTAGTCACTTGTCCGGCATTAGTTATGCTGACAGTGTTGGCATGGATCCAGTCAACAGTAATCAAACTGCATTATTTTATACCACAGGTAAAGACACTCCTATAGGCGGCACTGATGTATCAGTTGCACCAATTTGGAATAGGATTCCTAGATTTAAACATTTATGGACTGTCCGACCTAGACTAACACCCGGGGCCAGAGATCTAATTACTAGTAAAGGCTATCCCGAAGATCAATTAGAAGCCTTACTAAGTGAGCTTACTTACAGAGCACAAAGTGTAGACCTTCCCACTTGGCAAGTTGCAACTCAAACATTTAATCAATATAACAAACCACGACTAGTACATACAAAAGTAGAATGGCAACCAGTTACTATTAAATTTTTAGATACAGTAGACAATGCTTTCCAAGAATTATTGTTGATGTATAACAGTTACTATTTCCCTAATAACTTTAATGGTCAGGGAGCCGCGGCCATGGACCCAGATCAACTTAGTTTAGAATTCAATGGTTCCTATGGCGCTAGAGCGGTTAACAATACCGATGATAATTTCTTTTTTAGCATAGAAATTATAAGAGAATACGCAGGACAAATTACAGCAGTTAGTATAATCAATCCTAAGATAACAGCAGTACAACACGATGGCATGGATTACACTGATACTGGTAGTTTCTTAACATGGACAGTTACATTGTCATATGAAACCGCGGTCTTCCATAAAACATATAAAGCTCCATGGCAACTCGAAGCCGCACCTAGAACAGGTAATGATGCCGCAGAAAACGGCGGCGATCCTAGCGTCGACGAAATAACGCCAGACGGAGATACTTCGGGTTTCTCAAATCCAGATGAGAACCCTGCGCCAGATGACTTAAAAGACTGGCAAGAGCCTGGAACAGAACAAACGGCCGCGGCAGGCGACGAACTGCAAGACCCATGGGGTAATTTATCTGGGCCACCAAACGGAAACTCGTCTAAGCCACCCGCCAACTTAGCAGAACAAATCGGCGGTAAATTAAAAAGTCTTAAAGACAACGTGGCAGGCAAATTGGGCGGCGGCATTAAAGATTTAAGCATTGGTGGAATTCCAGTAGGAAAAGCAATAAACCCCACTAACATAAGTGCCGCATTGGCAATTGGTACAACATTAAAGCGTAAAGGCCTTAAAGGCTTAACAAGTAATCCTATAGCATTAGGCGGCGCCATATATGCATTAGCAAAACAGTTACCTGCAATTGGTGGCGGAGGCAATGGCCAAACCAATGATGAAAAAATTAATAAAGTGTCGAGTCAATATGACCAATACAAATTAGACAAAATGGCGACTGAAGGATACAATGTAGGTGGAATTGCCGACACAAGTAAAATGAGTTCGCTACAACAATTTCTAAGGAAGTAACATGGCTTCTGATATTATACGATCAACGATTACCGGGGAATATGCAATCAATTATGCTATTAATACTGCCAATTATGATATTGTAGTAGGTAATTTAGAACGTAAAGGAATACAAGCTAACATTGCTCGTATACTTGCTTACGAAGTACTAATAATTGCTAACATAACAGAGCAATCATATAATAGAATTCTCAGTAAAATAAATGCAGGCGGATTAGCATTAGATGCAGAACTTATAGACCAATTAAATTTATTACGTACTAGCGGAAACAAACTTGGATACGAAGGAACAGCTAATATGAATAAGTTTGTTACCCGCGCAATTGTATAATGGCTTCTCCGTATACACAAGGTAGATACGCAGTTTTAAATGCGGACAAATATATCGGACATAGTACTCCTAAATATCGTAGCGGCTGGGAATTAACGTTTATGCGTTTTTGTGACAATCATCCCGGAGTTATTAACTGGGCCAGTGAAAGTCTGCGTATACCTTATATTAATCCGTTTACAAGTAAGCCAACATTTTATGTGCCAGATTTTGTGATTATGTATCAAGATCCTAAGTCTGGCAAAAAGATGACAGAAGTCATTGAAGTCAAACCCAGAAGTCAAGCCAGGCTTGAAGAAGCGAAAAGTCAGCGAGAAAAAGCGGCTGTAGTATTAAATATGGCTAAATGGGCCGCATGTAAAGCATGGTGTCAAAAACACGGAGCCCATTTTAGAATCGTAACAGAAGAAGACATATATAATAGAATGGGGCAAAAAAAGAAATGACACGTAAACTAGAAGAATTATTTGGATTAGAACACCACGACCCAATATTGAATACTCAGGATGCCAATTGGGATTTGCAAAAACAAGATATCGATACTGAAGAAACTAGTATAGAGAAAACAAAACACGAAATCCAAGAACTAAAAACAACATTAGATTTAGCTGATAAAATTGAAAAAGCATTACCGCAAGTTAAGGATGTAGATAGTACAGATTCTGATTTTGATGAGTATGCCAAAAAGGCCATGGAAACTTATGACAGGCTAGTAGACTTGGGAATGAATGTAGATGACAGAAATGCTGGTATGATATTTGATGTTGCAAGTAAAATGATGTCAAATGCTATAACTGCTAAGAATAGCAAATTGGATGCTAAATTACGTAGAATTGAATTGCAACTAAAAGCAAGTAAGTTACAACTAGATAAAGACAAGTTACAAAGCGGAAAAGTCCCGGGTAACATTGTTGAAGGTGAAGGGTATATAGTAACCGATAGAAATGCGCTACTTCAGGGCATAGTAAATAAAATCAAATCAGATAAATAACACATCGGAGAACTACGTAATGAAGACCCTATTCGAATATATTGAAGCTAACCAAAAAGATTACAGAATTCGTATCAAATTTGCGTTTGAGCCTAGTAAGGATCAAATGGCGGCCCTAGAGCGCCACTTAAAAAAGTATGATGTTAAAGAAGTAAGTGATGTTGCCCGTTTAATGTTACAAAGCCAACCTACAGATTTTCCAGAGCATAAAGGTTGGGAAATTTACTTAGTAGATGCAGTAACAGGATTACCGTTAAGTTATGATTCAGTACATGAAGAAATTTGTGAATTATTATGCATCAATGCTAACGATGTAAAAGTTAGAAATCCAGATGCGCCACGTGAAGAAGAATTAGATCAAAAAGAAGATACGAAACCAGAAGAATACTTACCACGCTTAACAGATGGCAAATATTCTGAAGTAGAAAAAACAAAAACAAAGCCAGTTTTTGGCGATGATTTTAATGCAGAGTTTTTAAAGGACCTGGCTACTAAAAAACGCAAGCAAGAGTTTGCTAAAAAATCAGAAGTTAAACCTTCAAAGTCTGTTAAAGCAGATAAATCATTTAGTCCTATTAGCGGTAAAAATAAACTACCGGACCCGATGAACTTAGGAAAATAATATGTTAAAAAATAACAAAACAGTTGGCCAAGAAGTTACCAACATTTTAAAATTAGCCAGAGTTAAACTCGACGAGTCTGCTCTTAAAGAGTGTGGTATGGATTGGCAAGCTCCATTGGACCAGGCACAAGAAGATCGTTATAATTTAACAATCACAACAAAAGATAAAACAGTTACAGTAAACACTAGTAACCCTGAAGATATCATTCATATGATGAAATTAGGTGGACAGGAAATTACTGGCCATACTATTGAACCAGCAAATGATATTGCATACGGTAGCGGCGCTCTAACTGGCCTAGGCCTATCAAACGTTCCTGCATTGGGAACGGCAGGAATGGAAGGCGAACCACATG